TTGGCAGACGGGGCTACCCGGATAGATTGGTTGTAACTAATAAAGGCCGATATATTTGGGTAGAGTTAAAGACGGATAAGGGTGTGCTATCTGAAGCGCAGAAAAATGCTATTGAAGAGCTGCGTAAGCATGAGGCTGAAGTGCACGTTTGTTATGGCTTTGATGCCGCATTTAAAGTATTAAAGGATCATAATGAAATTCACCCCGCATAAATATCAAGAGCGTGCTATTAAATTTATACTTGAAAGAGCATGCGCCGGGCTATTTTTATCGCCAGGTTTAGGCAAAACAAGTATTACTTTTGCTGCCTTTGAAGTGCTACGTGCTAAAAAGCTGGTAAAGAAAATGCTAGTGCTAGCACCATTGCGAGTATGCTATTCTACATGGCCAGCTGAAGGACAAAAGTGGGATGAGTTTCAGCATTTATCAGTAGGTATTTTACATGGCGCAAATAAAGCTAAGGTGCTAGCTGAAAACCATGATATTTATGTTATGAATTATGAAGGCTTAAAATGGCTAGAAGCCGCTACAAGGCATGCGCCTATGTTTGATGTGCTTGTTATTGATGAAAGCTCAAAGCTAAAGCATACTAATACACAACGCTTTAAAACGCTTAAAAAGATGCTCAGCAAGTTTAAACGCCGCTATATTTTAACAGGTTCACCGGCAGCCAATAGCTTGCTTGATTTATTTGGTCAAGTATTTTGCATGGATCAAGGTGCTACGTTTGGCCCATTTATATCGCACTATCGGGATTTATATTTCTTTCAAACAGGTTTTGGCGGCTATGAATGGAAACTAAAACCAAATGCCGCAACACAAATACAGCAATTGCTTGCGCCGCGTGTTATGCGTATGGCCGCAGAAGACTACCTTGATATGCCTGAATTAATTAAGGTTAATATAGTAGTAGACTTGCCCGAAGAAGCTCAATTGCAATACTTGCAAATGGAGAAAAAGCTGCAGATTGAAGTGCAAGAAGGTAAAGTAACAGCGGTCAATGCCGCGGTAGCTGCAGGTAAGTGCCGCCAAATAGCATCAGGCTCTGTATATGATGAGCAAGGTGATGTGCATATAATACACAGTGCTAAGGTTGAGGCACTGCAAGACTTGGTAGAAGAATTAGAAGGCCAGCCATTGCTGGTAGCCTACGAATACACGCATGAGGCTGTGGCCATTAATAAAGCTTTTGGCGGTCAATTGCCTATTATTGGTGGTGGTATGACTACCAAGCAAGGTGCCGATATTATTGATGCGTGGAACCGTGGTGAAATACCATTGTTGCTTGCCCAAAGCGGCGCTATTTCGCATGGCGTAAATTTACAGCAGGGTGGCAGCGCTATTTGTTGGTTTACGTTAACATATAATTTAGAAACTTATGAACAATTTATTGCGCGTGTATACCGCCAAGGGCAATCACAGCGCGTATTTGTTTACCATTTAGTGGCTAATAAAACTATTGATACTGCAGTGCTGGCAATAGTGGCTAAAAAAGATAAGCAGCAACAATCATTACTAACGGCATTAGCTGATTATTGGAATGCATAGTTATGTACATGTTTATGCGCATACAGTATAATTAATTATCGTCGAATAACGACTGACTAAAGGAAGCGTCATGCAATACGCAGTATTAAGAAATTATAATAGGCACATTGTCCTCCGCATTCAGCAAACGGCTAAAGTTACGCAATTTATAGAAGCGCAAGCTGTAGGCATAGTGCTAAGTAAACTATCAACACCTGCTTTTAATAAAGAATTTGATACAGAAGTGCCTAGCTCTGTATCGGATGCCGCAGTATCATTTTTAAAGTTAGCCCAACGTGCTTATATGCACAACCTACCTGTAATTCAAAAACTTAAGGAGATTATTATGGCAACAGCAACAACAGCTGAGGCAAAAACCTTAGCCGCAAAAGCATCAGAAGCGCCTACCCCATTACAGCAAGAAGTAGCTGATAAAAAAGCAGAAAAAGCTGCTAAAGCTAAAGCAGCTAAGCCACCTACAGAAGCTAAGCCTAGAGGCCTTGGCATTGGCGCATTTTGCGTTGCGCTAATTAAAGAAAGCAAATCAAACGATGAAATTCTTACAGCTGTACGTGCTAAATGGCCGGACGCTAAAACAACTACTGCAAGCTTAAACTGGTACCGTGCAGATATTAAACGAGGTGCTAAATGACTGACATTCAAAACATCTTAGATGAGCGTAAGAAAACACATGGCTCTTTTGAGGTAAGTAGCTATACATCACAAGTGCTAAAAGATAATATGCGCGACTCACCCAATTGGGTTGAGTTAGACATGGATCAAAAAGAATGCCTTGATATGGTAGCGCATAAAATAGCGCGTATATTATGTGGCAACCATAATGAGTTAGATCATTATATAGATATTATAGGTTACTGCACGCTTGTATTAAATCGTCTTAAGGTTGAGCAAGCATGATACCTTACTTAGAATTAATTAAGCGTGTACGTGATACAGGCTTAGTGCGCAAGGATCGTACAGGTACTGGCACTATTTCAGTATTTGGTGCGCAAGTAACTTTTGATTTACGCGATGGCTTTCCTGCTACTACCTCTAAGCGCTTAGCTTTTAAGCAGGTAGTTGGCGAGCTGCTATGCTTTATACATGGCAAAAGCAATATTGAAGACTTTCATAAACTGGGCGTCAAAATTTGGGATGCTAACGCTAGTGCCCCTTATTGGTCCCCGCAAGTTCCTGGTGACTTAGGCCGCATTTATGGTGTGCAATGGCGGGCATGGCAAGGTACTAGGTACGTAGTTGATCAATTGGCAGACTTAATAGCTAACTTAAAAGCCGATCCGTATAGTCGGCGTCATATAGTTACGGCTTGGCAACCTGCAGAGTTAGATCAAATGTGCTTACCACCGTGCCATATTTTGTTTCAATGCTATGTGTCAAATGGACACCTTGATTTAAGAGTAGACATGCGATCAGTAGACTTATTTTTAGGTATGCCTTTTGACGTAGCAAGCTACGCAGTGCTTTTATCAATGCTAGCGCAAGAAGTAGGTTTAGATCCACGATATTTAATTTTCCAATTAGGTGATGCACATATTTATTTAAACCATATAAACCAGGTAACGGAATTGCTATCACGTAAGCCTAAAAAATTACCTACATTAAAGTTGGCTAAAAAGAGTATGTTTGAACTAACTATGGAAGATATTACTTTAGAAAACTATGAGTCTTGGCCTGCAATTTCAGCGGAAATGTCCGTATAATGCGACCCACTAAAGATGCGTATTTTAGCGAGCTAGCCGCAGTAATAAGTGGACGATCTACATGCTTACGTAAAGCTGTAGGCTGCGTGCTTACAAATGAGCGCGGGCATATTATAGGCACAGGCTATAACGGTGTAGCGGCAGGCTTAGGGCATTGTAATGAAGGGCATACTTGTAAAGGACATGATCTGCCACCAGGGCAAGACTCTTGCGAAGCAGTGCATGCAGAGGTTAATGCATTATTACAATGCCCTGATGCTTGGGCTATTGATACAGTTTATGTAACGCTTAGCCCATGCATTAGATGCACAAAAATGCTTTTAAATACCTCCTGTAAGCGCATAGTTTTCTTAGAAAATCATACAGGGCAAACCGGGCAAGAATTATGGGAACGTGCCGGGCGTAATTGGCAGCAATATAGAGATTACAATGTCATTAAAAGAAGTTAAAATAACCATTACAGTATCTGAAGAATTTGCAGAGCACATTAGAGCTTTAGCAAAAGCTAAAGTAATACCTCGCGCACCATTGCCACCGCCTCAGCCGCCAGTTAGTCAAGCAGAATGGCTTGCTAAAACGCCTGAAGGCCGCCAATTTGCGCAAGATTGTATGAAATTTAAGTATGTAAGACTTAAGCATAAGCAATTACAAAATTTAGCTAAAACACTATATTACAAGACATACGATATTAAAGAAAAAACTGGACCTGCACGTAGATATGCGCCTGAAATGTCATATACGTATGTTCAAAATAAAATGCTAGTAGACGTTCTAATTGAAGGCTTAAACTTTAGACCTAAGCCACAATTAGTAATTAATAATAAATAAATAATAACGAGGTTGTATGGCAATTAAAGCACAAGTAGCTGCGCCGCAAGCGCAGAGCGATGCCGCATTCACTACTAAATTAAGCTCTTCGGGGTTAGATTTAGCTGATGCAGCAGTGCTAGGGCTAACATTTGTAGCCGATTGCGCCACGTTACATAACTCATTTACCAAAGTAAAAGGCTTTAAAATACCTTACTTTGATATTGACGGCAATCAAACAAGTTTTTATCGCATACGGTATTTAGCACAGCCTAGCGGATTTGCCGCCCAAATAGCAAAGCCACAGCGCTATGCGCAAGAACCTAAGTCATTAAATGAAGTATACCTACCGCCTATAATTCCATGGGCAGATATTGCGCAACGACCAACCGAAGATATTTTAATAACTGAAGGCGAGCTAAAGGCTGCATGCGCTGCAAAAATGGGCTACAGCTGCCTAGCGCTAGGTGGTGTGTCTGTTTGGTCTAGTGCTAAGCGCCAAATACCTTTACTTGAGCCCTTACCACAAATAGATTGGCGCGGTCGAGTAGTTACTATTGTATTTGACTCCGATGCGGCCACTAATCCTAATGTTGCACGCGCCGAAATTGCATTAGCTAAAGCCTTATTAGCGCAAGGTGCAATACCTAAGCTGGCAACATTGCCACCTACTATTACTGGTGAAAAGCAAGGCCTTGATGACTTTTTAATTAATGGCGGTGATTTACAATCAGTGTTAGCTGAAGTTCGAAGCATTGATTTAGGTGATCGCATGGCTGAAATTAATACACGCTATGCTTATGTAATGGACCAAGATTTAGTAATTGAATTAGCAACAGCGCGCCGATTAAAGCGGGACTCTTTTATTAATGGCCTTATGGCCAATCATAATGTAATTGAATATCAATCTTCAGGCAACGGTAATATGAAGCGCACAGAAGTGCGTGTGGCTGCCGAATGGGTAAAATGGGCTAGTCGCTTAGATGTTGAATGCGTAACTTATGAACCTGGCAAGTTAACAATTACTGAAGCCAATGAGTATAATACTTGGCGTGGCTGGGGTTGTGCGCCAATAGAAGGTGATGTAGCCCCTTGGCAAGATTTACTAGATATTTTATTTGGTGATGATATAGACAGTAAGCATTGGTTTCAACAATGGGCTGCCTACCCTATTCAAAAGCCCGGTACTAAGTTATTTACTAGTGCAGTAATGTGGGGACCTGAAACAGGTACAGGTAAGTCACTTGTAGGCTATACGCTAGGTGAAATTTACGGCAATAACTTTGGTGAAATTGGTAATCAAGAATTGCATGCATCATTTAATGAATGGGCTATTAATAAGCAATTTATACTAGGCGATGAAATTACAGGCTCTGATAAACGGCATGAGGCAGATAAATTAAAGGCATTAATTACACAACGTCAACTGCGGATTAATATGAAAAATTTACCCACATACGTAGTGCCTGACTGTATTAATTATTACTTTACCAGTAACCACCCTGATGCATTTTTCTTAGATGATCAAGACCGCCGCTTTTTTATATGGCGCACAGTAGCAGAAAAACGTAGAGAACCTGAATTTTATAGAAGCTATATGACTTGGCTTCAAAATGGTGGACGTGAAGCCTTATTTGCATACTTGCTAGCTTACAATACTACTACCTTTGATCCCGCAGCAGCTGCCCCTATGACAGCAAGTAAAAATGAATTAGTTGATCACGCAAGATCTGATTTAAGCGGCTGGGTATCTTTCTTTTTAGCCAATTTAGAATTGGAATTGCATCGCCTGGCGGAGTATTTACAATGCAAACCGACAGACTTAGACTTAGTGCTTAATAAGCATTTAAAATGGTTGTATGATCCCCAAAACACAACTCGCGTAACACCTAATGGCTTAGGCCGCGAGCTAAGTCGCTTTGGTTTAAAGACAGTAGGGCCTATTCCTTCAGTGTCTTTTGGTAAGCAACGATTTTATATTTTACGCAACCACAAAAAATGGTTACACATGCCACCTAAAGATATTGCAGACTATGTAGATGGCGTGTTCCCACCTGAAATGCACTTACAAAAATTCTAGGAGTTAAAATGCTTAATGATATAAAAGAATTCCACGAAAAATTTGCCTTAACTTATGATGGCCCGCCTACTGACTTACCGGTGCTATTATCAAATTTTCGTATTAAATTTATGCAAGAAGAGCTGGATGAATATCTTTTGGCCGCAACTAAAAATGATTTAGCCGGGCAGTTAGATGCTTTAGTTGATTTGGTATACGTAGCACTAGGTACGGCGTATCTCCAAGGGTTGCCCTTTCAAGCGGCGTGGGATGAAGTACATGCATGTAATATGCGCAAAGTAAAGGCAGGCCCAAACGGCGAAGGTAGCAAGCGAGGTTCTAAGCATGATGTTATTAAACCTGCCGGTTGGGTAGGCCCTGATTATAGTAAAATACTTTAAGGTCTATATTGCTGAGGTTTTAATACCTCTAAAACATTTTGCTGCGGTGTAGGCAACGCAAACGGCTGTTGCTCTTCTGGTACGCTTGGCTCACGTGCACCAGTATAAGAACCTGGTATTAAAGGCTGATTTAATAAGCGTGTGGGACGTGTAAATTCCCATACCTTACTTAATGGTCCTTGTATTGCACTGCGCTCAGCTTCTTTTAATAACGCGGCACCTTGGGGGTAAGGCGTTAGTACGCGATCTAAAATTAAGTTTTTTTCTTTTTCGCTAGGTGCTATTGCATCTAAAAAGTATTGTGGTATAAAATGGCGTTTAGTAACAGGATAAAATTCAGGGCGCTCTACGTGCGTAGCGTTTGATGAGGCTAATTTTGTTTTAGCTATTTTTTCTGTACCTGCCATGTCTATTTCTGTAAGCAATCTTTGTTTAAATGTTTCAAAGTCTGCTGGATTATCAAAAATAGCTTTTATTTGTGCATATTCTTTGCTATTTGATGTTTTACCAAAGATTTTATAAACAGCTGCCGCGCCTTCAGCATTATTCATCATTTTGTCTTCAATGGCTTTAACTACACCAACACGGAAGGCATCTCTTTCTGAAGGATCTAGCTTTTTAAATTCTGCCGCAATAGAATTAGGGTGCAGCTTATATAATGAAGCGCCGCGATCCATAGCATCTATAATAGCCGCATCGCCGGCGTAGGTGCTACGTGCATTGGCATAAAGCTTAGCGCCTTTATCATCAACAATATTATTGTCCATCCAATTTAATAACTTGGTTTTAAGACCTTGGTATGTACGGCCATCAGTATTAAGCTGACCTGTTTTAACACCAGTAATAGCATTGCGAGTAGTATTATCAGCAATAAGATCATCTAAGGCTAGCTTCATACGATGTAAGGTACGCGCATCAGGCGCAGTCTTAAGCTCATAAATACCAGGCTTAACTTCCACAAATAATTCAGGCAAGTCTTTTTGAAATTCATCTTGATGGCGAGAGCGGGCTAATTCAAAAGCTTTACGCATAGATGGGCTTTTTGTTAGCAAGTTATATAAGTCTTCTGTAATAACAGGTTGTACACCTAAGGCAGACTCATATAAAGGCTCAGCATTAGCTTTTTTAGCGGCCATAGCAGCTTCACGACCGGTATAATAGTCGCCAGCATGGATTAGCTCATCTACATCTTGGCCAATGCGGCCAGTACGATTTGCTTCACGATCTAATAAAAATTTAGAGGCTTGTCTACGCGTAACACCAGTATCACTAGATACTTCTTTAGCAATTTGCTGAAATAGCTCATCTACATCAGCCGCAGTTAAAAGCCTATCTTTATATTGAGCTAGCTTAGCACTAACTTGGTCTGCAGTAAGTCCTGCACGTTTTAATGCATCAGCAATAACAGTATTAGCATATTTAACACCACTGCCAATACCCATGGCACGAGTGCCGTAATTCCAAACTGTTTTAGCAACATCACCTGCAATATCCATGCCAAGGCCTAAAGGTGCGCCAATTGTTGCACCAATTAAACCGCGCTTTGCACGATCTTCCCAGCCTTCGCCTTCAAGTACACCTGTAAGGCCCATACCACCACCGCCTAATACAGCTGCGGCTGCTCTAGGCGACTCTTTTGCAGCTTCTATTAGGCGAGGTGCTACTTTAGTAGCTACGCCCGTGGCGCCAAGACCTGAAATTATGCCACCAGCTAACTCTAATGAGCCGGCTTTCCAAGGGCTTTCAGCAGCATATTGGCGGCGTTGTTCACGATCAGCTTTTAATCTTCTAGCTGCAGCTAATGAAGCTTCTTCATGGCTAGCACCTGCCGCGCGGGCTTTTGTATAGGCAATACCGGCAGCTAGCTCATCGCCGCCGCCCATACCTACGCCGCCTTCAAGAAAAGTTGTTAAGGCAGGACTTTCAAAAGATGGCGTGCCACCTTCAACATCTTTAGCTTCCCAACCTTCAGGTATCCAAGGTAAATTTGCCTCATATTCTGCCTTTTCGGCCTCTGTAGGCGCTTTGGCCGTAACACTAACAGGAGGTATAGTGCGCTCGTTTTCTTCTCCTGGAATCCAGGGTTTTTCATTATCTGCCATAATTACATTCTCCCTAGTTTACGCCAATTACTTAACGCAGCACCACGTCTTTGCTCTGTAGTACCTGTAGGATGCGCTTTCATATACTGATCAATATACTCATTTACAAAAATCAATTTATTGTTTGGTAAGGTAGCTGTTAAAGGTGTTGCATTAATATATTTATTCCAAGCGTCACCCATACCAAGATCAGTATTATTATAACGGCGCCAATCATCACGGAAGGCGCTCATTTCAAGTTGACGCAAGCCTGTTGCTTTAGCTGTACGTGTTAAGAACTCAACCGCAGTTTTAGGCTGTGTTAAAGTAGGGCCCGCCATTTCCATACGTTTGGCGTCACCCTCTGTTTGCACACCTTTTTGTAACAATTGTTGGCCTAGCACGGAGCTACTAACCGCTGCTTGCGCAATGCTTAGCATACCTGCTGAATCAGTAATATCACCTTGAATACCTAAGGAGCCAAATACAGAGCCTAATTGTTGTCTATATGGCGCTAAGGTACCAGTGTTTGGTATTTGAGGTAGCACATTTAGTAATTGGTTAGCTGCCGCAACGCCTGCAGAACCTGCTGCAGATGCCTCATTGACGCGTGTATTAAATAATTTAACTTCGTCTAAGTTAGCCGCAGCTTGTCCTTCAAACTCTGTTTTTTGTTGCGGTGTTTGCTCGCCAGTGGTAGTTCGCGCCCTAGGTGGTGCTACTACATATTGCCCAAACGGTGAGGTATAACCTACATTAGCAGGCTCAGTGCTAGGTGCTGCGGCCGGTGATACTGGTGCTGCGGTTGGTGATACTGGTGCTGCGCCTTGGCCTGCTCCAGGCCTAAGTGGAATAGCGTTACCTGATAAGCTAGGTGCTGCAGGCGGTGTTTCACTTGTAGGTGCTAAGGAAGGCAAAGGAGTTGTTGCACCTTGTCGTATAGCTACGCGTGTTTTAGCATACGCAGCTAAGTTTTCTTTCATAAATTGCTCAATTTTTGCAGGTTTTTCTTCCGGAGCATAACCTTCAGCACGACTAGTAGCATTTTTTAGAATTTCTAAGCGTACATTTTCAGGAATATCTGCTGGACGAATTGTAGTAAATGTGTTATTACCTTTATCTACAACTGTAATTTCCCCATTAGAGTCATTCCAGTGTGCTGTTATACCTGCCAAGCGTTCTTTTTCACCGGCATTTATTTTTTCCAGTAAAGCGGCAAGTTTTTCTTGTGAAGTAATACCTAACTGCGCCATATCAACAGTAGATTTTTCTTGACGTGCTAAGTCTTCCATTGTAAATTCACCACGTTTTAGACCGGCCATGATTTTATTTTTCATAAATTCTTGGTTATATTCACGTAATGCTTTACTATGCGCGGCTTCAACGCCAGCCATATGCTGCAAGCCTTCACCAAATGAACCAGTTTTACCTGGATCTAAAAATGCGGCTGCACGATTAAACCATAATTCTGATTGTGAAGGGCCTTGAGGTGCCATATTTTCTAGCTTAGCAATTTGGGTATTGTAATCTTGCCTTGCTTTAGTGCGTTCTGCATTAATAGCAGCTAATTGTTTAATTGCATCATCGCCTAGGCCGCCGTACTTATTAACTAGATTATTAATAGTTTCTGAGCCTACTACAGGATACGTACCTGAAGCACGCGCTACAGGCATTGGTGCATTTTGCTGAGTTGGATACTCTAGTTGTCCTTGTGCGTATTGATCAGCAAATGCTTGACCGCCATCCACCAAGTCGGCTGGATTTTCTACATCAACGTAACCCTCTTCTGCGTAACCTGGCACCATGCCGCCGCGTTTAAAGTACTTGCCGTAGTCAGCCATTACAGAGCTATGCAAATCATCAGCACTTACAGCACCACCGGTAGCATAGCCATCAATTAGGCCACCTTTAGCTGCTGTTAAGCCTTTGTAAGTAGCAAACGCACCGGCGATTTGAGACAACGGGCTTGGCGTAAATTGAGTAGTAGAACCAGTTGTTGTGCCGGTTGTTGGTACGGCTGTGGCTGGCAATCCACGCAATGTGGCGCTCATGTTATTTATTTGCTGTTGAGGGAAATTAATTTGATTTTGGTAGTCTTGGAAGGCTACATCTAAACCTCTTTGCGCTTGCGCTTGTTGTGAGGCACCAACAGACTCTAACGCAGCAGCATCAGCAGTAGTCAAACCTTGTTGCATCTTAGCTAAGTCACCGACTTGCGCTTGCGCTTGCGCTTGTCTTGCCGCCTCTGCCTGAGCAGTCGCTGCGGTTTGAGCGCCGATTGTTCCTAAGTTTTGTTGACCAGCCTGTGTTAACTGACCAGCTGTTTGACCTAGAGTAGCTTGACGAGCCAAGTCCGCTTGACTTGCGCCTAGCGCTTGTGTATAGCCTGATTGTAAGGCTTGATTTTGTTGATTAAGAATGGCCTCTTGTGTATCACGCAATGCACGGCCACCAAACGTGCCCATACCAGATGAGCCAAATTGGCCAGCACGAATGAACTGATCGCTAACAGCTGGCAATAAATTTTCAGATAGGTTACGCGCACCGAGCTTAGCAATTTGATCCGTCACATTTTGTGTGTACGGATTCATGTACTGCCCGATGTTAGCAGTCGCTGTTTGCCCAGCATTAGTAAGATACGGTTGTGCTGCCCCTACACCACTCATGCCGGCAGCTTGTTGTAACATAGTCAAGCCTGAGGTTGTGCCGGCAACTTGACCAGTCAAACCTTGGGTGCCAGCGATAGCGTTTTGCATAGCTGGTTGATAAGCCCCAGAGCTGCTTGTGATTAAGTTTTGCGCAGCGGTGGTAGGCGCAGTTACGTCAGCAATACGCGGTAATTGATATTGCTGATAAGGCGTTCCAGCTACTGCGCGCTGTTGTGAAAAAAGATCTACTGTATAGTCTTGTAGCCACTTTGGTACATCCGTGGTTGTTGCGGCATAACTGGGTGCCTGTAATGGTTGACCTGCAAATAAAGAAGCCATTATCGTAATCCACCTTTCATGTAAGCTAATGGGGACTTAGCGTCTGGGCTAAACTTGCCCTTAGCTAATGCCTTACCCTTTTGTTGTCTAATGCCTTGTCTCATTTGATCTAACATCATAGCGCCCGCTTTGGTTGAGCCGTTACCTAATAATGCCACAGTCTCTGCATCAATAACATACTCACCGTCAGACAATCTTGCGTCTATGCTATCTGATCGACCATCGCCAGCACCTTGTACCATGCGAGACATTTGACTTAGTGCACCCTGTGGTTGACGACGAGCGTTGCGACCACCACGTGCCATCGCTGGCTCTTCTGTTAATGTTGGTTTTGAGTATGTTTGCTCAATACCTTGATTTATTTGCGCCATCAATCTATCCCATTCTGTTGAGCCTTGTTGTGGGAATGTGGTCATGCCAGGACTAAACTTATAATTAGTTAGTGACCGCAACATATTTTCTTTTTGTTGTGCAGTAAGCGCTGGATCTTGCATAATTGCATCGTTAGCTTGTTGCGGTGTTTTTCCTGAAATTAAACTTCCAATCAATCCGATTTTAGCAATATCACCAAAGCCGAAGCCGGTTGATGGTGCCGCTGCTTGAGCTACTTGGGATAAAGCGCCAGGTGCTGTGGTCGCTGCTGCTGCAGGTGGCCCAATAAGAAGACTTGCATCTGTTATAGTTGGCGCGTAGCCTCCTGTATTAGATGCTATATCTAAAGGCTGACCAAAATATTCACCATTTGGGCCATACGCAACATCAGGGGCTGCAGTAAATGTGCCTGTAGCAGAGTCCCACATAGTATTTTCTGGGTTTACTTCTGCTGGTGTAGCGGTTGTGCTTGGTGGTGTTACACCCATGCTCTCTAACCCAGACATAGCTAAGTTAGTTAATGCGCCTGAAGCACCCCCAGCTATTGTGCCTTTTAGACCACCACCTGTGTTAGCACCCATTTGGGCACCTGACGCGATGTTTTGAGCCATACCTGTTGGGAGGGCATCTCCATATTTATCTACTAATCCAGGGGCATAATTAGCTACTGCACCGCCTAACAAGGCGCCAGTAAGTAGGTCTTTACCCATAAGTGCGCTAGTGGCGCCACCTAGTATACCTGAGCCTAATACTTGGTTGCTTAGTCCTCCAAAATTGCCAATAGCACTATTAGCATACTCGCCAATGGTGCCTGGTAAACCTTGGAACATTCCGTTAGGACCAATTGCACCCCCAAGTCCTCCCATCAAAGCGCCTTTTAAACCACCGCCTCCAGTTGCACCTAATGCTGCCCCGACTAAAATACCAGACCCTGGAATGAAAGCGTTAGCCACCATAGGTGCCGCAACCTTGGCTACTTTAACAGCCACCTTGGCTACTTTTTTAACTGCATTTTTAATTTTCTTAAACAAACCAAATTCCATCAGTCCTGTTTGAGGATTGATAGTGCCTGATCCACCTAAGCGTTTTAGAAACGCAGCCTCGTGCGGACTTATGTGAGCAAGAATAGTATCAGAATCACGACCTTGTAATTGCACTCTTTGTGCCATCTGTGATAATCCGCCACGCGCAAAACCTTGTTGCTTGCGCGCTTGTAGTTCTTGCAAGGCAAGTAAGAATATGGCAACAAAGACAGGGTCAAACTGTTCAGGAAAGTCACCTTGGTCCAAAACGTCAGCGTTGATTGCCTCTTGAATAACACTAGCGTATGTCTCTGGATTCTCAGCAACCTGACCAAACAGGTTGATCATCTGATCGAGCACCTCGGGGGTGACATCAGGATCTTGTCCAAGCTCCTGCTCAACCTGATCAACCATCTGTTGAAGTTGTTGTGGTCCTAACTTTTGTGCGACCAATTTAATTAAGTTGTCTTTGTTTGCCATTTTATTACCCCTATTATGCCTCTAGTGCCTTACACAAACTATCTGCCCATGGTTGCCAATCATCAAATGCGTACGGTGTTGGAACGTTATATCCCGACAACCCTGTTGCTGTTACAAACTGTACTGCCCAATCTTGCCACTCGTTTTCATTCATTAATTTAGACAACGATGTCTGGTTGTCTAAGTCAAACGTAATCTGGTCTGCCCAATCCATGAGCTCCAACCCAACAGGTAATGTAATATTGAAACTCATCCTGTTATCGTACCATCGCCTGCTTCAATGTGCATTAGCACTTGACCCATTTGATAGTCCCCACCAATTGCATTGCTTGTAAATCTTACTCGCATCTCACGGCGTTGTTCTTTGAACGGCACGATTTGAGCTGCAGGATCTGAACCTGGATTAGCCACAAATGTTACCACGTTACTAGTCACTGTTGGTGCTCTAGCGTTGGCACGACCTTTTACTTCTACCGTCATGTCGCCTTCCTGAACAAAATCAGGCTCGATATAGCTAATTTTAACTTTGCGATTTTGATTGTTAAGCACCGCCAATGACAAGTCAGCCGTTTCAAAATAAGAGACAATCGCGTTAACTGTTGTGCCATCAATCTCGTCCAAGCCTTGCTCTTGCAGCCAAACCTTGTAACCCAAACCGTTTTGGTTGGTTACGCCAGTCGTCAATGGAGCCGCAAAGAAGGGAACGAATGAGCCAGCAGAGCGCCCTGAGTTTGGGAGTTCTGTGTCGTACCAGGTGTTTTCACGTACATTGTAAACAATAGCGTGATTACATTCGGTGCTGGTTCCGAAAGGAAAGCACCACCATATCTCTCCGAAACGTGGTACCTTGGTGGCGAATACTTTTTGCGCTTGTTCATTGTTTAAATTATCAAAAAAGTAGTTGAGGTTCATGGTGTTTGGTAACTCACGCACCACACCATTAAACATTAAGAATCTATCTACACCACACCAGTAGTAAATACCGTCGTACTCGATGATACTGTTTGGACTCAATACTGTTGTCTCAGCAGAGATAGTATCAAACTGAAATACTGTAGCACCGCCAGTGAATGTAGAGCGGATAAGTGCATTGTAAGCCCAGAACAGACCAGCAGGTGCAGAACCAGCACCAGCACGCAATGGCAATCCTTTAAGTATCTTTTGTCCAGCTACACGAGCCTGTCCAGATCCTGAACCAGTCAAATCTCTTGGATCTCCAGGAACAGACCATCCGACAATACCTGCCGTTCCGTAGTAGAACAAGTAAGGGTGCAAGACGACCATGCCACCAGAGGCGTTAGCGTTGGCAGGTAGCTCAACCTCAACCAATGGATCAGTGCCTAGCACGTTACCTGTGAATATTTGACCGTCAGCAGAAGAGTCGATCGACTCTAGATTAGGTGCAACGGAAGCAATCAATAAGTTATCCAATGAAACGGAGTCGAACATTACGTCGAACATCCATGTGTTATTGTTGTCAACAATTAGGCCGTTAGAGCCACCAACCATGTTCGTGCTGGTCGCTGTTATGGTTGTTAACGTTGTCGCAACAACAAAGCCATTGCTTGCTGAGCCACCTGTCGATGCCGTGATTGTTATTACGCTACCAACTGCAGTGGCAGTGTAGTTAGGTGTCGATGTGTACGCTGTTATGTTAGCAGCCACCGCAGTTGCGGTTGTTGGCAAGTCTACGCTAAATGCAACCGCGCCTGAGGTAATAGTCACACCGTTAACCGTGACGCTGTTTACAGAGCCGGCAGCCCCACCAGTCAATGTGACCGTACCAGTAGCACCAACATCAACTGGTGTACGATCGCTGACCACAGAAGGAATAAACGAGCTGTTTATGGTGAACCGTTTAATTGTGTCCCGTGATCCAGCGTGCGTGTAGACCAATTGGTTTTGCACAAAGGTGCTTAGGCCACGAACGATTTGCGGTAGGTACAACGAGATGGCACGGTAGCCCCAGATCTTACGAGGCAATCCACGTTGGAATCTAACCCAAGAGCCGTCAACGTAAAAGTCACCCTCGAAGATAGTACCGTCGCGCTTGATACCAGCGCCTGACTTTAAAACAACAACAGAGGCTGCCATTAGAATGAGCCTCCGCTAATCGTACCAGTTATGAATGAAGTAACTGCTGGCACTACGTCTGCTCCGTCGCAATAAGCAATGGTGCGCAGTGTTTGTGTAACAATAAGCGGTGTAACTTGCGCTGCCGTGCCTACGCTTAAATCAAAACCGCCAGTGGTATTATTGAACACCCAGTACTGCTGAACGGTAGCAGGGACGATTACGGTTATGTTTGCTGTTAGCACGCCAGTGAATTGATAGGCGATACGGTTTAGCTCGTTTCCTGATAAGGTGTAGTCTGTACCACCACCTACGTTTATTTCCGTGTAGTCAAATGCAAATATAGCGCTCTGACCAAAGCCGACGGTGTAATAGTTTGAGCCGTCGTTGGCAATCATGGCAGAGTCACCAGGTGAGAACACCAACGTCGCGGCGTGATTGATCTCTGCAGCACCAATTGTGTCTACAGTAAGTGTACCGTTGCCAGTGTTGCGTATATAAACATACCACGCGGCACTCAATGTCGCTGTGTCTGGCAATGTTATCGTGCCAGTTCCTACTGTTTCCCAGTTAAAGAACCCAGCGTGATCGTTCTCAGTCAGTGTAGTGCTTGATGTGACGTACTCAACAATAACAGCTGTCTCTAGCTCTGAGCCAGTTGCGCGTAAACCGTGTCCTGCCAAAGCTGCCGCGTTTGCTGTAGATGTCGCTGCACCGAATTGGTATTGACGCCAAACACCAGCTTGGGTTGTGTTAGTTGCTAGGTAGATCTGCCACTGCGTGCCAGCTGGCACAGAGACGATACTTATACCGTCAAAGTCAACAACGCTGATAGCTTCTGCTGTGCGGTTATTGAATAGGATAGTTTGTCCAACGGACACCAACATGGCGTCTGGCACTGCAATTGACCAATTGGCCGATGTAGTGCTTGTTATCTCAACGATCTCTGAGGCTAATGGCACTCCAAGGGGCGCTTCTACTGGCCAGTAAAGAATGACATTGGCTGTCATGTCCAACTTGGTGAGTGCTACCTCTGTAGGGTAGATGGTTGAACCAGTAAAGACATTGGTGTATGACATTAGGCTTCAGTCCTAACAGAGTCACGATCAAGTATTTTCTTGAGGTCTTCAGTGTTCAATGCGTTGGCTGCAGATTGATAGAAGTTTTGCCATGTAGTTATGCGATCATCGTTCTTAAGGAACGGCGTTGCCTCTAACAATGAAGCAAATAACAGCAAGTTAGGTGCGTAATCTGTCAACCAGTTTGTTTGCTGTGCGTCGTCCAATAGCACGGGCAACTCGTAGTACAAGACCTCAAGGTCGTACGTGTCATTGGGCGTTGGCACCAACAGCCAGTGGGTGTAGTCGTAGTCTGCGTAGAATTGAGGCTGACCTGTCTGAGTGTCGTCTGGCCAGTAACTGCGGCAGTACTCATAAGATCGAGTATAAACAGGCGTGACTGTGTTGCCGTCTTTGGTTGTCATGCTGATAGTTTCACGCCAGCGGTTTGGTTTAGCGTAGGTGCTAACCCCTGTGGACAGTGATGTTGTAACAGCAACGATGAAACCTTGGATTTTTAAATCACGGGCAATACGACGTTCAGCCATATTGATAAGACGAGGCAGCTGCTCGTAAACGTACGGATCGTCTGCTAGCGTGAATCCACGCTCTAAGTATCTACGCAAGTCAACTTGGAGACTCGCAAAAGTCATTGCATAAGCCATGTAAAATCCTCTTGGTTACATGACTACTGATACAGCAGTCCAATTTTTAATAATTATGCCTTAAAAACAGGCAAATGGAAACATCTA